TTTGATACTCTTTTTCTGCATCTTTAATTTTCTTTAAAGATTCTTCACGAGCTTTTTGCTGTTCTTTTTGTTTTTCTAAATATTCCTTGTGTCTTTCTTTAGCTGCATCAGCTGCCTCTTTTGCATCTGCTGCCTCTTGACGAGCAAGCATTTTTCGCTGTTTATTCAGCTTAATACCAGTCATGGCATTTTCAGTCTCGGCTTCATTAAGGGCTATAGTTGCATCCCTTATCTCTTGCTTCATCTTTTTCTCTGCTTGACCTCCTAACGCCTTAGCTTTTTTCTCTAAAATATCAAGATCAACCTTAGCTGTTCTAACTTTTTCAGCCGCACTTGCCTTTTCAGCCTTTGTTACTTCTTCAAGTGCTTTCTTCTTCTCTTTTATGCTAGCCGTTTCATCAGTTAATATTTCTCTTGATTGTACAAGTAATTTATTAATTTCTGACTCTCTTACGGCTTGTTCTTTCTTTGCTTTATTATTTGCCTGTTGTTGTTTTTCTAATCCTCTAACTATTGCAAAGGTAGTGCCGTTTACAGCGTTTGTTAATTGATCAAATGAACCTGATGCTTCTTCATTCGCCTTTTTCATAGCCTTAGAAGCTCCTTCAAAATCAAGTGTAATAAATTTATATGCTGCTTCCGCTGCGTATCCGAATGATCTTGCCATTCCGAATATAGCATCTGTTATTTGTTTTCCTACTGCACTTATTCCAGCCCATACAGCGGCTATTTCTTTTCCGATTTTAACATTTGACTGAAATGCTTCATATATAAATTTTAAAGTAGCAACAATACCTGTAATAACTAATATAACAGGATTCGCCAGTAATGCTTTTAAAGATGCACTAAATGAATTTACCCCACCTTCCGCAGCTTTCAAGCCAGGAACCATGCCTGTCACTACATTCTTAACATCTGCAAAAACTTTACCTTTTGATGATGCCTCTTGTGATGCTTCGCCTAAATCCTTTGTTGCTTCTGTTGCTTGTTTGGTAGCATCAGTTACAACTTTCATATCTGAGGCTACATTCTTAGCATTTGTCTTTACCTCTAATTCTATTACTCTCTTTTCAGCCATTACCTATAGTCTTTTTCTTTTAACTTGCGTTTGCCTTGTTTGTACGCTGCCTTAATTGTAGTTGGTATTTCATTACGTCCTTTTGCAATGTCTATGAATTCCGACTTTCCGTAGAAGTCATCCAACTTTAAGATGTCTAAAATGTGTTTTATCATGGTGTTTGCGTTAATATCCATTCAGAATACTGAACAGGATTATTTACATATATCTTTTCAATCGTTATTGTATAGCTTACAGGATTGTTTTCTTCTGATCTTAAAAATTCAAATGTATCCTCAGTTATTAAATCGTCTTCATTTTCTGCTATTAAAGTATAACTTGGAGTTAAGACTGGTAACGTAATATCAACAATAGTATCTTGATTAATAGTTGAAGGTGTTACCGTTATTCCTGTAGTACCTGTATCAAAATTAATTTGAGTGACATCATTACCTAAATATATTGGCTCTTTTATTTGAGACGCACCTGTAGGAACTTCAATAAAATTAGTTAATTCTCTAAAGTCATATAAAAGAGTTAAGTCAACATCACCTGTATTTAAATTCGTCTTTATATCGTTTATGATATATCTCTTATCTCTTATGATGAGCCTATCATTCATTTTAAGGCTTGTAAGTATAGGAGTAGGGAATAATCCTTTACAATACGTTATTCGCTGTTTACGGCTATATAAATTGGATAAGTAATTATTGTAGTACGTCATGTAAATATTATTTTGAATAGGCTCTAAATAATAGCTACTATTGTCCCATCCAAAATTTAAGGTATATCTATCTCCGTTATACTCTAAGTCCTGACCAAATGGCATATACTGCGTTATGTGGTTTGTAGACGTACCATCATTAAAATAAAACGAGCATGTCTTTAGGTCATTCATGTAAAGCAATGTGGCTTTAGGTATAATTGGCTGTAGATTTTTATCCAGTGAATAACCTACTTGTAAAGATGTGTTCGTGAATTTCTGATGTAATATATTTTCAAATGGAAGCTCTACCGTATATTCTGTACCATCGTACTCAAATACCTGTTGAAGATCTCCAAATTCTCTGAAGTTAGAATCACCGAAATTTCTATTTAAAACCGTTTCGCTTTTTTGACGTTTAAAATCTATCTTTTTATAGATCTTGGTTTTTTCAATATCTATATTATTAACATCAATATGCTTTGTAACGTCTATCAATCTCCCTTCTGCATACCAATCCTCTAAAGGTTCTATTTTGAACGTAGTGTTATTTGTAGGCGTACAGGTTAAATTGAACTGTTTTAATATACCTGAAACAAATTCTGATATCTTCATATCAGGCATATTATTAGATAAGTTCATATCCATAGTAAAGTTCATGCTTGCCATAGTTGCAAATGCACTGCCCCAGAGCGTTTGAACTCCATTTATATAGTATGTAATAAAGATATTACCATTTATAGTCGTATTTTGTGCTGATCTAACTTTAAACGAATATTTTTTATTTAATCCGTTATTTACAATATCTATTTTTGTAAAGTTTGCCAAAGGTGATGTACCTGTCGGATTCTCTACAGTAGTTATTAAAGAACCATTTTCGTAAACATCTAAATATATCTTATTAGATGAACCATTCGGGTTGCTATAAATTTGAGCTTCTAATTTAATTGTACGAGATAAAAGACCAGAAGATGAAGCGAATGGAACTGTATCTTGATTAAAAACTACTTCATTTGTGTCTAAATCAATCACATTTATTAAGGGTTGTGTTCCATCTACAGTCGTAGCTCCTTTAGTAGTTAAATCAACATCTTTTGTATTGGATAAATTATCTAAGTTATCTTTATTCTTTAACCACAAATATAAGTTGGTAAAGCGTTTATCATTTAGAAATAAACCATCAAAACTTATTCCGTATTTCGTTTCTATTGCATCAAATATTCTTGCTACTCTTATGGCTGGGAAAAGCTCATAATAATGCATATGATGGGAGTTTTGGCTAATGTCTTGTTGACCTCCTCCGCCATAAACCCAAACACGAGATGAACTAATTAAAGGATACCTTACATCATAACTCGAATTTGATGTGATCCGTGTTTGTACTTCAGATCCATTGTATGCGTGAGTATAAGCTGACATATCCAACGTGTTGAGCTTGTCCTCTCCAAAATAGTCTTGAAGCGTTCGTATGTCTCCGTAAAAAGTTACACTATAGCTCTGTACACGACCTTTCTGCAGATTGGCTTTTTCAAGCTGTATCTTCCCAGTTCTAAATGGTATTAAATCTATTTCAATTCTTGCCGTTCGTCTTATCTGATAATCTAAAGAAGAGTTAATAGCACTTTCATAAAAATGTTGAAATATAGCGTTGTTTCGTTCTGAGGCAGGAACGGTGAAGCCCTGTGAAAAATCAGTAAATACTTTGGCAATATCTTGTACGTTTTGAACACTTGAATTAATTTGTATTACTTCATCTTCAAATAGCTCAAGACGTTGGTTTTCTATATAGATATGAACTTCACGCATTAGATCACATTGTTAATTATATCAAAGGCATATTGGAACTCTAAAGTGTAGTTTATCATTTTCGTGTTTATATGCTTTTGTAATTCGACTGATTTAGTATTTAACTTAACAGGGCGGTTATCTAATAGTATTCTTTCGCTTGTCATTAACTCCCTTAGATTGTCGCTAAAATCTTCAGACACCCAATCTGTATTTACTGTAATGTTTTCAGTATAATTTGTGTTGAATATTTTACGCTGCCCCTCTTTGGTGTCGTAATTAACAAAGGCTTGATATAAATTGTATTCAGAGTTCTCAACGTTAATACTGTTCTTTGATGCTTTAAAGAAATATTCTCTTTGCCATGCTCCGTAACGGTTTATAAAGTCACAGCATATAGGTGTATATTTACATTCCGTCTTTGGTTTGAATGTACCAATTAAAGCGCACGTTTCGCCTCCACCTCTACAGATTGAAGTTGTGCAACCCCTTGCCATGTAATTACTGAATACTCTCGGTATTATGTACCATCTCTCTAAAGGAAGTGCTACTCTCGTGAGAGCTCCAGTTCCTAATTCTAAATAAAATACTTCCTTATCTTCTCCGCCTAAAGCCGTAAAATTACCAGCTCTTTTGAATGGTTCGTTATTTAAGTTTGCACCTGCAACATAATGGTAATAGTAAGTTTTAGGATTCAATAAAAACTCCCCTAAATTCTTATTGTATCCTTCCGTATACAAGCCGTATCCATCAAACCCATAATGATTTTCAGTAGAACCAACTTGAGTCCATGTGCTACCTACTCGCTTGTATCTTTTTACTTGAACATTACAATATTCCTCTGATGGTAAAAATGCAATAGCACTATGATTATTTGTAAATAAAGGATGTGAAATAAATTCTTTTATATAAGGCGAAATATTATAACTTGTTAATCTATTTGAAGTAGAAGGTATTAATTTACTTAGTGTATAAGTTGGATTTGTTGGAGCTGATCCTGTGCCGTTCCAAATCCTCAACTCTATCTTTGTTTCTACTTGGTCGTTTTCGTTTATCTCTACAATATATGGTGAGCGTGCAAATATATATGCCATTACTTTGGTTGTTTAATTATATCAAAAAAAGCCTTACTTGTTTCAAGTCCGTATTTCTCTATTAACTCTTCAGGTAAGTTTTTGTACGCTGCCTCGAATGGCTTTGTGAAAAATAAACTCGGTTTAATTCCCTTTGAGTATATACTTTTTGTCATTACCCATGCGGTAGATTTATAGCTCATGAATTTACCATTCTCATTCTTAAATTGGATACGCCTACTCTTTACCCACTTTTGCATAGCTTCGGTTAGCCCACCCTTTTTGCCTGTGCCACTACCAAATTTAAAAGGTGAATTAGGTGCTTTGGCTGAACTGTTCTTACCCCTTACCCCTTGATCTTGGTAAGCTCCATATTCCTCCATACTAAAATACATCCCTATAGAATTAGGCATGACTTTAACATCGCCTCTAATAGACTGATGCAGCTTTTTAGAAACGTTTTTATCCTTTTGTGTAAGGTTGCGCTTAGCTTGGTTTACTACATGGTCTCTAAAGCGTTCTAATGCTTTTTGTATTTCGTCTTTTTGCATCAGCAGATACTCATTTCGTTAGGTACTACCAAATCAAATGTCATAGTCCATCCTGCAAGTAAATTCTCAAAGCGTTCTGTGAATGGTTCGCAACTTGGCGAAGTTTCAATCTCGTAGCCTATATCACTCAACGCGCCATTATACATGGAAGCAGCTAATCTTTGAAGAACTGCAAGCTGAGTATTTAGTACGTCTTGTTCATTATCATTCCCTCTGAATACGTCTGTTGTTTCACTCTTAGAAATATCCACTATATCCATAGCAATAACGCTAATATTGAATCTAAGTACTGTCTGATCAACTGTCACATTATTTACCATGATATGTGACAAAGGGAATATAGTCTGTTTATTCAAGTCTACTTCAAATATACTTCCTTCTGTAACCGTGTTTACGAACGGACTTGATATCAATTCGTTTTTTAGTATTTCGGTTACGCTATAAAATCCTACCATTTCTGTTGCTGTTTTCTTATTTGTCTTATTTCTATTTCCGTCTTTTGCTTCTCAAATGTTAAGAAAGTCAATATTTTAACAAGTGGTTGCTTTGTAACTCTATCGAATTCAAGAATGTTTCCTTTAGCTGCTGCATAGATTGACTGATACCATCCCCATTGCTTTCCAAATTGAGCTTGTTCGCTCCAGTCGTTTTGCTCATCTTCTTCGTCTCTCTCTCCAAATAATCCGCTAAAGCTCCCAACAATTCGAGTCCTAAAGTCCAAAAAAAAACCGATGCGCCTAATGCTATGCTTACAGGTGTTAGCTTCATAAGCTCCGCAAGTTCTGCCGTTCCTTCATATTCCATGATCTCGTACTTGTCACCTTTCGTCTTTGTGATGGGTCTGTAAAGTACAGCCATAGCTTTATGCATATTCTCCCAGCTTGATAAATACTTTTCTGCATCTATATACTCACCCCATGAAATTGTTTCCAAATTGGGAACAAATCCAAATTCTATATCTCCTATTTTGAAGCGTTGTTTAAATGGGCTTTTCGTCGAAAATAAGCGGTTAAAATGTTCAACCATATCAGCAAGGTCGGTAGCTTTTATTCTAACTACATCCTTTAACTCTATACCACAGAATAATGAAACCATCTTTTCAGAGATAAATGCTTCATCATTTGAACCCTCAACTGTCTTACTGAATTCTTGATAAGCTCTTAATGGTATTTCGTCTAAACTTGTTGGTATTAACAATTCTAACTTCATAGTATTTTAACTTTTATTTCGTGTTTCTGTAGTTCATAACATGATTATACGCTTCATTTAACATTATGATGTGCTTCCTTATATTAAACATATCATCAAAGACTATACGCACGTTCTTTCCTGTACGTTCTTTTATGTACTCTTGTACAACTGCTATCATTTCCTCAACGGATGGCGTATGTTCCATAACTTGTATTTAGTCCTAAAGTTTCCATCTCATGGTAACGTAGTGCATCTATAATGTGATCGTTCCCTCCTGCTGGTTTATTTAACCTTACTCCTGTCTTATCCGTATCCCAACAATACGCCCTAAGTTCTTTTATTAGATTAGTGCTGTCTGACGTTACTAAATATTCCTGACGCTGCATTACGTCTATACCATAGTTGATAGAATCCTTGCCCTTTGTAACGCCTTTTATCGTTATTCCTTGCCTTCGTATCTCTTCAATACTTTTAGGCTCTGCGCTATCAGCGTATACAGGAACATTTTTAGGCAATTCCCTTGCTATATCTGTGTTTAACATTCCATTTCTGTAAACTAATTCCTTTATAATTCGTAAACCGTTGTATGTATATATAGCTACTATTGCCGTAGGGTCAACTGAATAACCAAAGTCTAAGCCTATACCTATCAATCTTGCTTCGGGCGGTATAGTATCTATTAACTTCCAATTATTAAAAACTACTCCTTCAAGGCTTCCTACTAATCCTAACCCATAAACATTCCACCAATTACGCCAATACTCTGACGTGTTCGCCTTTTCCTTGTTCTTTTCTATTTGGTCTATTATGGATTGGTCTAATGCTTCATTGTCTAAGTAGGTTAAGATTATAAAGTCGCTATCAGGTTCGTCTTTTAGTTCCGTATGCACCCAAAACTCATTGGCAGGGTTAAAGTCTAAATAAACTTCTTTTTTTGTACGTATTGCTAATTCGTTGTAAGATTCGAATGTCACGTTATTACACTCGTTTATGTACAGGATGTCACGCCTTGCTCCACGTAGCTTAGATGAATCATCAGCACTAAAGAACTCTATTATACTTCCGTTGCCAAATTCATAACGTAAAAGAGACTTATTGAAGTGTTCGTCATTATATCGACCTGTCCACTTCATTATTTTAAGAAAGTCTTTTAATGCACCTCTACGCAAATGTGGTATTGTTTCAGCTACTACGCTTATTTCAAGTCCTGAGTGTCTTGCTGCTTTGTCTATAAGTATCGGTAGAATACCGAACGTCTTACCTGCCGAAGTTCCTCCCTGAATAATCTTAATACGTTTTTTTAAAGCGAGTATCTTCTTTATAGATGTCGTTACCGTGAACATAAATTAATCTTCAGTTTCGTCTTCTTCAGATTCTAAATTAAATAACGGCTGCTCTACTATTGTAGTCTGTGTCTTCTCTACAAGGTTATTTAGACGCTGTGTGATAGATGGATTGTACATTCCTGCCATGCCACCTTCGATTTGGTCTGAGCGCACTTCTCTGCGTATACGTGAACAGATGGTTAAAAAGCGTTTATACCTTCCTTTCGTATTTGCAAAGTAATGGCTCAAGTCTCCTATTATTTCTTGATCTGCGCAATAGTTTTCGAAGCCTTCTATGGTTAGAGGTCTCTCCTTTTCTCTATATACCATTTCGGCGTCTTTGCCTACAAAGTCTTTTACAATAAAAGGATTTTGTTTCGTGTTTTTCTTATACGCTTGGAATAACTCCCATAGATGCTCTGGGCTGTGTATCTTATTAGGTCTTCCCATTTGTCCGTGTTTTAGTTCAATGAATAGTTATACACTTCAAAGTCTTCTTTGCTTATCTCTTCCATGTGGATTAGATTAATGTCGTAATCGTAATACATAGTATATTCTGCTTCTGCTACTTCTAACATTAGCTTTATTGCATTCCATGTTTTTAAATGTAACTCAGGGTTTATAATCACTATGTAGTAATTAGTTATCACCTGTATTTTGTTCGGCTGCTTTAACATCATTCGTGTTTTCGTTAAAACTTGATACGCACACAGTAAACCTTTGGTCAATATCTGTGTACTCACTAACCATTTTATCATCAGCCATGCAGCGTTTGATAAATTCTTTCTCCGTTTCTGATCCGCTTGGCTTAGGAATTGGCATCTTTATACTCGTTATATATTTTTCTTAACTGCATTACTATATCTCTCCAGCATGAAGAACATGAAGTAGGCTGCTGCCTTACGTTTAATACTCTATTATAAACTTGAAGTAATGCGTGTTGATCACTTGGTGCTATTTCTGCCGTGTTTTTGTTAAAGAACGTTTCAAGGATTCCGTGTTCGTCTTCCGTTAGGCAGTTAATCTTTCTGTAAGGGAACATTTGATTTAGCTTCTCTTTTCGCTTATCACATCCACAGTCTTCGCCTGCTATCCACTTTGCTACTTTGTCTATACCTGTAGCTTTAAACACTTTCTCTAAAGTATCACCAAGACCTTCAGAAACTTCTTTCTTTACGTCTTGTACTAATTCCTTAGCTTCGTCTTTTACTATTTCCGTAACCTCCGTTACTATCTTACGCTTTCTCCCTCTTTTCTTTTCCATTGTTCAATTCTTTTATCAATAATTCTAAATGTACTATTCTTTCTAAAAAGTGCTTGCTATCCAATAAATTTACACTTTCTTTCTGTAGGCTGTTTGCATACGCAACGTAGGCTAATTCCTTTTGGTTTTCTAAATAGGCTTTTATTGTCTTCATCGTGCTAAATTAATGTATCTTTCTTTTAGTTGGTTAAACTCTTCTTGTAAGGCTTCGTGTTTTTCTAATAACTCATTATGCTCTCGTAGAATGTTATCTATCTCCCTACGTAAGTAAGCTATCAATTCACGAGCTTCCTCTTTGCTGTAGTATTCGTTATTCATATTGTAATAACTCGAAATCTCCGTTCTTGTAATCTTCATAATCTTCGCCTACAGCATACCTCAACCGTTGCTTACAATTCTTAATTGTATTGAATATGGAAGTTAAACTTATTTTAGTTGCTGTTTCCATTTCACGCATCGACATACCTGAATCTCTGTAAAGCTCAAATAACATTTTATCATACCAATGCCAGCTATCAATTTCTTTCTGTACTTTTTTATCTATTGAATTCTTAGCCATTGTTTCGTGTTTTTCTTCCTTGTCATCGTAAATATATACAGCTTCTTTCAGATCACATTTATCTATCTTGCTCTTTTGCTTACAGAAATCTACATAGATATTTCGTAGAACAAACCATACAAAGCCTTTGTTAACTTCTCCGTCTTTTACTATCTTATCCCATGTAGTGTACTTGTGAAGTCGTAGATACATTTCTTGTACTATATCCTCAGCATAGAACCTCTCACCGAATCCCTCCACCACATTTACAAAATACTTATGATGTTTAGCTACTTTATTTAGCCAGTCAGTCGACATTTCTATATAATTTATTGATAACATATATCCACATTAAGTCTATAACCTTAAAAAGTTTTCTCATTCCTCAGGGTTTAGTCTTATAAACTGTAAATACGGATAAGTTTTATCCGACGTAAAAAACCAAGAGCGCACCCAGTCTTTTGACCGTCGATGCGCCCTGTATTCACGTAGTAGTTGAAGGTATTGTTTCTTATTCATATAGCTTTAATCCGTTTTCGTATAGTAAGTCATTGAGCTTTTCTCTTGCTTCGTATAAAGCATCAATCTCTTTTTCTGTTCGCTTTTCATTATACTTACATTCCGATCTTAACCATTGGTCAAGTTCCCACATACAGTGAATGAAATCATTAACTTTCAAGGCGTTTATAGCTTCTTTGTGGTCTTCGTCGTTAAATGTTATAGTCACCGCCATCGAAACAAGATATAGTTAAACAAATTAAATTTAAACCTGCTATGATTAACAAGATATACGCAAAGATAATATTTTCTGTCTTATATGAAAGATATGAAAACACTAATGACAAATAGGATATTACTAAGAAATATAAAAACATAGCTTAATCGTTATAGTTCATATATTCATAATACTCATCCCAATGAGTTGAATCATGCATCCAAGCCTGTAAGGTCTCGAATTCGTCTTTATTTAGGCTATAGTTCACATAATCTTCTTTAGTTGCATCGTACATTGTCACCTTTGCCTTATCTAAGATCATATTGAAATTATCTTCAGGCGTATCATATACAACGTGGAAGTCAGCAGTACAGGTAAAATCTTGCCACTTTCCGTCTACTTTCATGCTGAACTCAAACTCTTTCTCGAATCCAGTAAAGTCATAAATTCTAAAGCTGTCGTAATCTTTCATAGTGTTATTTTTTGTCAAATATAGTTTTATTGTTTATATAGTCTAACTTTTAAACGATTTTATTTTTAACTTATATGTGTTAATTATTTCTTTTAATTCTTCTCGTGTGTATTTTCGTGTTAACATAGCATCAACTGTTAAACGTTCAAATTCTTCATATCCCAACTTAATTAATAAGTTATCTCTGTACATTAATAAGTTTCCGCTCAAATATGAATTACAGTGTTCACATTGTAAATGCACATTTCGTTCGTCAAACCTTACTGCTGTGTGTGTACCAGCGGAGTAGAAATGCCCTGCGTTCTCTTTCTTTGGGATTTTGCCACATGAAATACAATTCTTTCCCTGATCACGAAGACGGATATATTTATTAAAAGTTTGCTGTGCTACTTTCATGTAGTCTTGAACAGTCATAATGTCTTCTTTCATCTTTTTCTTATTCTGCTTCCATAGTTTCTCTTTTGCTTCGCAGACCATTGCTCTGATACATTCGTCTTTTTGGCAAAATTTTTCAAGCGTTGAACGTATAGGATTAAATCTTTCTTGACAGTTACGGCATTTTTTCATAATCTAAGTTTAATTTTTACGCCATTAAAACGGCTTTCTAACAGTCAGCAAGCGCAATAATACTGCGCCTGCTTTTGTGTTATGCCCAATGCTAAGACAGCGTTCTGCCAAAACATTTGACCTTTTGACCATCTTCAAAATGACTTGCTTTTTCTAAAAGTTCATTCATAATGTCGTTAATATTGAAATGATGTGAGAAACCCATCTCAATTTCATAATTACCGTTTCGGTCAATAACACACCCCATTGCTTTCTCAACGCTTTCAGTCAGTAGTTCTCTATAAAATTCCTCATCAATATTAATATCCTTTACTAAAATATGGGTTGTGAATTTTCGGCTTTGTATTCCACACATTGATACTTCCGATGGGTTTCCATTTCCTAATTGAAACTGCCCAAACATAAGCAAGTCATTATCATCGCACCAATGATAATCTATTTCGTTTACATAACCTTTCGGTCTTGAATCCGCTACAAATACTTTCATTTTTCTGTTTTTAAATTGTTCGACAAAAAGCACTGGGCATAACACGTGTTTTGCGTTATGGCGGCTGATGTGCTGAAATCAACCGCAGTAATTTTATTTGGCTTTGGTACTATGCTGACAGTTAGTGTTACTAATCCGCCACAAACGCAAAGCACCTTAACGTTATAATTCAAGTCCTGTTTTTGTTAGTTCTTCTACCATTCTCTTCAGCTTTAGATTCTCTAAATATAATTTCGAGTTTATCTGAAACTGCTTTTCAATAGATTTATTTTGCATTTTAACGAGTTCTGACGATACTTTAAGGTCTTCAATGATAGTTTCTATACCTTTACGTTTTTTCTCGCTTAAATCCTCTAATTTTAGCCTAAACAACATTTTGTTAATTGTTAGGTCTATGTTTATTAATGCTAATGTGTAATCTATCATAGTTCGTGTTTAAAAAGGTAATTTATCGTCAAAGTTAGTATTCTGTTCTAATATCCTGTAAAAAGATTGTGTTTCGTTATTCATCGGGTTGTTTCGTCTTTTTATAGGGTCAATACCGCCAATCTTAAATCCTAATCCGCTATTAAAATCAAATAGTAATGGCACACCTAATTCAGTACACTGTCCGCCAGTGTCTCTGTCTTTTATTTTTTCTATATCTATCATTGTAGAATATTTCATTGTAGGATGTTTAACTAATCTATGAATGATTAACATATCATCACAACGATTTAAGAAAGGTTTACCACCTTCTATATGCGCTTTAAGTGGTGGCTTTAAATGCCCTTTCCAATCAGGATTATCATCTCCGTATAACATACCGCTTCTTCCACTTTCTGAATTAGGATGTGTTGATACATACAATGTCTTTCCAGTTTGATTACAAAATTGTCTTGTAGTATTTAAAAATTCATAGTTGTCTGAGTGTTGCATACCTCTATCTAATCCTGTAAATGGATCAATAAAACCTATATCCGCATCTGTAGAACCAATGATGTCTAAAACCTCTTTTGGCTTATATAGTTTTTCATTGCTTAGGAATTTAAAATAGTATTCAATAAACGATTCGTGTTTACGTATCTCATCATAAGTTAAATCCTTAAAATGTTTACCTGAATACATCTGTATTAAATCACGCATTACTTGTCCGCTTGAGTTCTCACCCATCCAAACAACCGTTTTTAAATCGTGGTTAGTAGCCAACGCAAGAAAATACCATTCCATCCAATAAGATTTACCAACGTTATCGTGTCCTAAAACGATATTTAGTTGTTTACGTTTAAATCTGATATATTCATCTAATACGCATCCTATACCCAAGCCTTGGCATATCTTTCCGTTTTTATAGTCGTTTAGATATTGTGTGCTATGTCCGTTTTGTAGTATCATTTGTTAAGTTCCATTTGTTTCATTACGTGTTCGTATCTTATTTGATCTTCAGATTTAGCTTGTTGTTTAGGAACTTCTATCGAAGTTTTTTCCCATGTTCTAATACATGCTTTCCAATCTTTCATTTTATTTTTACCAATCATCCAACCTTTAGATTCATAAAAGTCTATAAATTTATTTATATCTACATTATTTTTTCTTTGCATACAATATTCTAAAACATCATTAAATGTAGGTGGTATAAATATATTCTTTTCTCTTATCTTATCTTCTCTTATAGCATTGCTTTTGGATTGCACTTGCAATGCATTTGCATCTGACCATCTCTTTTGTGCAGCTTTACTGCGTTTTTCGCTAACATTATTAAACTCTGAAAGCTGTTTGTCAAGGAATTTTATTGAAATATTTTCATTATTTAAATCAACCATACCAGCATCAACTAACTCTTGCAATATATTTCCATTACGTCTGCAATACTTTTGCAATGCAAATGCATAACTCATGCATCCTAATTTCAACCAATATCCTGAACATAAATTAATAAAACATACAATAGCTTCATCTGAACAAATTTGTATTTCTCCTTCTAACCATTCAGAAGGTTCGTGCTTATAGTAAGGTAATTCTTTTGCCATCGTTATTAAGAATTGTAGGTATATTTTCACCTATATTAAAATATTCAGTTCGTTCTATTAATCCATTTGAATATGTTGCATCTATTCCTAATATTCCAGAAACTGGATCATCAATAATTTTGCAGCTAATTAAATAGTAATTGTTTGTTGATTTGTAATACATGATAAATAATTTAAAATAAAAAACCCGACCATTTTACTTGCGGCTTCGACCTCGCTTTCAAATAATCGGGTAATAATTCTGTTCAGTTACTATAATGTCGAAGCGTAACTATGTCACAAATATAACAAAAATTTGGGACTAAAAAGGCAATCCAGAACTTTCTCTTGCAATTTTATCAGAAGTATTTTCCATCTTTTTGTAAGGCTCTTGAATTTTACCAGAGAAAAACTTACCAGCTTTACCTTCTTTAATCCATAGACTTATTTCTAATTCTCTTCCATCTACGTTAATAGTCCCTCGGTAGTCAGGATGCTTCTCGTTTTCTTTCTTGTTATTCTTAAAAATAACTGCCGAATTTGTGTTGTCGTAACTCATTTTACTTTTGTTTTTGGTTATTAAATCTTTTAATATTTTCAATACATAGAGAAATAAATTCTGATTGACTTATTTGTAATTCATTACAAAAATCACAAAGAATTTTCTTATTTGTTTTTGTAGTTTTCACATATATTGTTTCTGTTTTATATTCTATTACTTTATCAATATTATTTTTATATTGATTTTTTATTGTTGAATGTAATATATCTTGTATTCTCATTTTACTTTTGTTTTTGATTATTAAATTATATGATATTTTTGTTTAGCGTTTAAATAAGCGTTTCTTGCTTCTTCTTCGGTATCAAAATACCCTAAATGAATCATTTTATTATTTAAATATATTGTACTTCTATATTTATTTCTATGTAAATAATATCCTTTTGTATTTTTTTTATTGAACATATTTTGTTGATGAGTAACAGAACGTAAATTACAAATTCTATTGTCTGTTTTTATTCCGTTTATATGGTCTATTTCTTCTACACATTCTTTATTTACCCAATACCAAGCAAATTGATGTCCTTGTAGATTGTAAGATTTTTTTTGATTTATTCTTAAATTTATATTTATATATCCTTGCCCATTTGGAACTTTAATTTTTCTTAATCTGCTTGATATTTCACCAGTTTCGGGATTATAAGTAAATCCTCTTTCAATAGCTAATTTGCATTTTTCTTCTCTTGTCATAATTCTTGTTTTAGTCTTTCGATGTAACAAACTGCATCCATTAATTCCTCTTGAAGATGCTGTATCCATTCTAACGTGCTTAAATCTTCTCTGTCAAGTGTTACTCCGTATTTAGCTATTCCTACGTCTGAGCGTTCTTTAAATTGCTTAATAACGGATTCTACTATTGTATCTTTCATTTTACTCTGATTTAAAGGTTTCGTTATAATAATCTATAAATGCTTGCCTATCTCCAGTCTCACAATATAAACCTGCTACCCATGTTTTTTCCATCTGCTCTTTCTCCATTTCTTTGGCTTGTTCTAAATAGTGCTTTTTCCATTCTTCTGCTAATACTGGAGATATCTCATCTCTTTTAAGCATCCAATAAGCATAGTCATATTTTTCAGCTAACCATTCTACTGCTGTCTGTTTCATAATATACTTTTTAGTGTTTCGTAATAGTCTCTTGCTATCTCTACTTTTTCTTTAATCTGTTCAATAGCTTTTTCGTCTTTCTCTACGATGAATCTTTTAATACGTAGTTCGTTTGGTATATGACTAAAATCGTGTTGGCTCTGTACTGCTTCACGCAAATCCAAATCTTCGTCAATTAGTCCAGCTTTCCAATGCGCTCTGCGTACCTCATCCTCTACTATTTGATGTGGTGTATTCATTAAACAGTAAACTAATTCAGCTTTATCCATTCCTGTTAGAAACATATAGCCTTGAAGTTGCCAAACATAATCCTTATTCTTTAAATCAGTGTCAAACATTGGAAACGTAGAACCATCCCAGGAACATTTAATATCAGCAAGTAAGTCTTTTGTAATTACATCGGGTTCTCCTGTGATCCATTCGTTATTATATCGCTCCGTGTTTTTAACAACAAAATCCCATCCTAATACTTGACCTGCAAACTCTATTGCTTCGTCTTCCATTTGTAGACCTTTGTCGGTGTATCTACTCCAAAACTCTTTAGCTATTCCTAATTCCTTTTCTTTAAAGTAATCTTGAATATAAGTCTTTGCAGTTTCAGATAACAACTCCGATTTATTTCTCGGAGAAGTAAGCAGCTTTCCTATTGCTGAACATCTAACTATCATAATGCTTCGATTTGTTTAGTTTGTTCAGGTGTTAATGTAAATCCGTTTATAGCTTTGATGAACTGATCCTTTGTGATCTCACCTTTAAACACCATGTTCATACCTGTTTCAAAACGTTCATTAGGAAATGGTTTTTTCTTTGTAGTTTCTCCTACTGCATCCGTGTCTTTGTCGGTTACAAGTCCGAGAATCTGAGAAATTCCATAACGTCTAAAGTAAGTAAGTTGGCTACCATAAGACTGAAATATGTTTTGACCTTTCAATTCTACGTCGGGCATTAAACGTAACCGTGTTTCCATAGTTTGACCACTTTCAACGTGAAATAAGATAGTCACTAAATAATCATGTCCATCTTTAAACTCGGTAATCTGAGTAAAGCCTAAACCGTGTTTTTGAAGTAATGGATTAATTACTTTAAATATTGCAGGAAGATCGGTGTATTGATAGGCAAAGTTTCCGCTACCTGCTGTCGTGCCTTTAAAGATAACTGGTACTTCTTGTTGGAATTCAGCCAACGCTTTAAATAAATTTTTCATAGTGTTTCTTTTTAAGTGTTTAAATTAATCTTTTTTATTAAATATTTCTTGTAATAAATTAGAAACTTTACCAGCATCATGTTCATTAGAAAATGAACCATAATATCTTGTTTTACCTTCTACATGCATTAATACATTCCATCTATTATTTATTGTGTCTAAAACAACATAATCATAAATAGAAGTTTTACTTATGTTTTTTAATTTTATATTTTTTCTATGGCTTACAATTTCTAAATTAGAATAATGGTTATTCTTTACATTAGAATCTTTGTGATGTACAACTTTATCAAATCCATTTGGAACATGATTAAGAAAAGCCATTGCTACCCATACATGACATGCTTTACCTGCTGAATTTAAATATCCGCCTGTCATTTCACTTTTTTTAAACTCATACCATTCATTATTTGATTTAAGTCTTTTAACATCTCCATATTCACTTACGTGATATTCGACACCTTTTAATTTTATTTTCTTCCATTCCATAATTAATTATTTTAAACAAATATATAATATAAACTGCAAATAACAATATTTGTAGTAAAATATTTGTAGACTTTATCTTTCAACAAATGCTAACTTCTTTTTAATTAATTTTTCTAAATAAATAAGTGAATTAACTTCTTTTATTCCTATTTCATTGTCTGATATTTCTAACTGCATTAGCTCTAAAATCTTATTTACCTTGTCAGATAAAGACGGATTAAACTTCCTATCTTGAATACATTTAAGAGCGTGTACTACTGTACTATGATCATGATTAAAGAACTCCCCAGCTTGTGTAAGTGAATTAAATTCTATAGCATACCAGGCCATCCCTATCTGTCTCCATTGCATCACTTCCTGTTTACGGTTCTTCTCTTTTAAATAAGATATAGAGAAAGGACAAGTTATTAAGAAGTCTTCAAACATGAATCTCGTGTTCTTTGTGAATGTTTTTTTAGTGTTTCTGATCGTGTTTAGTTCGTAACTCATTTTGTTGGTTTTATATATTTGATAAAGTAATTACATTCTCCTTTTTCATTAGGCTTTATATCTGCGTATGTTTGCCAATATTCATAAGGCTTTGCCATATATCGGTAACATTCTTTTTTTAGTTTACAAGTCTCATTCTTGCACATTGCTATGTCTGGCATCTTACTCTGATTTAAAGTTTTGAGATTTTTTAATATCTCCGATTGTAAATATTCCTTGTTGAGTATTATCTAACGCATATACCCTTGTGTCG